TTGCGCTAGCCATAGTTGGGCCTGCTGCAGGGTCAAGCTGAACAAAAGTTGACTTAGGCTGAACGCGGTAAGTAGCTCCAGTTTTTTCAGTGTCAAGTCGGTTGACTCGGTTAGCCTTGCCACCAGCAGTTGGGTCTCCAGCTTGAACGTTCTTCTTAGGAATTAGGGTTCCCTTTAGAACTGGTGCTGGTGCTGCTGCTCCAATAGGAATGCGAACGCTTCCTGCTGCTGCTGCGTCTGAGTATGCCTCATTTGAGGTCTGGTGATTACGTGCCATTTTCTTTCCTGCCGCTTCTAGGTGGTTTGAAGGGGTTCCAGTACGACGTCTCATACCGTGTCCCATTGATGCCCATGCTGCCATGAGGACTCCTTTTTCTCTATCTTAAGAGTAAATCTTTTTTAGCTTGCTGAAATGATAAACACAATTGCAGAAATCTCACCATCGCGAGACTCAATTGTGGTAAACCCTGGAATTACGGTTAGGTCCTTACCCTTTGGGGCTACGAACCCACGAGCGATGGCCATAGCCTTAACAGCTTGGTTTACTGCACCTGCTCCTACAGCTCGGAGCTTCACAGACCCGTTTTCTTGTAGTGCGTGTGCTATTGCTGATGCTACTGATTGTGGGTTTGAACCTGCACTGACCCTAAGGAATGGTTCCTCGGTCGATGGTAGGCTGATGTTTTCTTCGGTCACGATATTTTAATCCTTAAATTGACGGTTTCGTGCCATCCTCATCAATTAGATTACCTTAGTTATTGGATAATATCTCGGTATTTAACGTCTTTTAGCTTTTCAATTATTTCTGCCTCTATAGCACCTAAAGTGGCTCCTGAAGCCAGTCTGGCCAGAGCATAGGAATCAGCAGCGTTGTCATCGTTAAATTCTACGCCCCAACGCTTGTACATCTGTAGGAGCATCTCCTGCTTTTTAGAGGTTCCTTTACCTGTAGCGTATTTCTTCAAAGTCATTGGAGGTACAACTAGGGGGGTTCTTAAGTGGTTAAGGGTTTCAGAGGTGTAGTTATTTGAATCGTCAAAATGGGTATAAAGGAAAAGTTTGACTGCGGCAGCAAGCTCAGAGAGAAGAAGAGTAGAGGGGGACCCTAGAAAAGGGGATTCCATGGCAATTTCTGTAATATTGCACTTTTTTGCTTTTAGGTATTCAAATTTGTCAAACATAAACGTTTGAATATCGTCTAACCTTTGAACGCCATTAAACGGGGACCTATATACCCAAGTCTCATAAATTGATGGATTAGCAACAACAACTGCGGTAAAGGCAAACCCTGTTAGCGATTGGTCAATACCAATGGCTACTGCACCTTCCAAAATTCCTTCAGAAAAATTTTTCTCAAAGGCCATTTTTCTTATCTTTCTGTTTTTTCTTATATACCTTGGCTAAGTTAGCATCGGTTTGATTCTTAACGTGGACAGTCTTTACATCTGTAGGAGAATAGCTTCTCCATTGCTCTTGTCCTTTTGGACCACCTATTACATCAATCCACTCTTTATTTTTTTCAGTTAACACGTGCTTTACAAAACGAAAGCGGCCACGCTGTCCCTTTATTTTTAGCTCTGTTCCTTTAGAAACATTGCGCCCATTGATTTGCATTTCTTCTTTGACCTGCCATAGGTCGTTGGGTTTAGGGACAGCTGGTGTGGCCGCTTTTTTTCTTGCCATTGTTATTCGTTGCTATTCCACATCTTTAGGTACTTCATCAGTCCCTTGATAGATACTAAAACTCCAAGGCTTGCTGCTGACTGTGGGTTCATACGAGGCTGTGCGCTACGTGGGGGTTCTACAAGGTCAATGTAGTCACGTAGTACTTCCGTTTTAATTAGTAGGATAGCTGAGCCATCGGGAGATGCCTGGCCCCACCACTTAGAATGGGTCCCATTAATTCCTGAAGGTACTATGTCGCTTTGGTCTGGCTTACGGTACTTGTCAGTTTCTATGTAGAAGTTGCCAGTCTGTCCTGCTTTGTAGTCAGTCTTGACTTCAATCATTACTGTTGGGTCTTTGCTGTCTTCAAACAGTAGGTCGAGTAGTTGCTCTCCTACTTCTCCGCGTTCCATGTCGCGGTCAAAACGTGGTTCAAATCCTGATGCTTTCATTCTTTATCTCCATACTTGTCTACTAATTTCATAGCTAACTTCATAACTATAAACCCTATAACAAATCCTACTATAAGCAGTATTATGTTATTCATTTGGCCACTCTCCATCTAGTACTAGCATTGCAATAATAGCGTAGTTAGCCATGTCCAAGAATGAGTCACGTAGACTTTCGTGTTCTGGCTTTTTATTTGAATCAATTAAATTGTTAATACGTGCAAACTTATCCCACATACGAACACGAAGACCATTTAGAGGCCCTCCTGGGCTGTGTGCTATATTCTTTGGTCCGTAGTCTTTGTGCTTAGATAGCAACACGTGCTTAGCATGTTGAAACTTCTGTTGTACAGCCTCTTCAAATTGTGCATTTGGATTAGCTTTACGTATTTGTTCTTGTGTAACTAGTGGCAGGCTTTGAAAAGTTCCTTTTGAAGGGATGCGACCTGGGTACATTCCCTCAACTATTTCTTCAAATTTAGCTTGACCTTCTGGTGTGTTCGGGTCAATCCCTAGTTCTTGCATTTGTGTAAAGATGTCTTTCATTTTTCCCATTATAGATATGCCTTTCTTGAATCGTTTGAACGCCGTGTAATTTCTCTTGAGACTAGCTGTAAGTCACGCTCGTGGTTAGTGAGTAGCATTTCAACTAGCTTACGATAAGCGTACTTCTCTTCGTAATCATTGTCAAGGTCCACTACATCTTGATGCACAGCAATCTCTGCCTTGACTGTGGTAACTCTTTCGCCTTTGACTGAAGCCCCCATGCGTTTAATTAGCATAGTATTCTCAAGGTAGTCTTTCTTCTTTAAAGCAGCACGTTCCTCCAGAATAGCTAAAGTGTGCTGCGAAGCAATATAGTCTGTCCATGCGGTTAGCTTTGTAAAAAGCTCCCCAATATCTTCGGAACCTATTGCTGTAATGTCTGAAGGTAAGTGAACTTGGTCAAAGCCTGGCTTTTTAAAAGTCAAACCCCAACCTTCAAACTTTTGTAATGCTGACATTACTCCTCCTTGTATGGTGCGCAGTCCTTACAGGTACCTGCTGGGTTGTTGTTACAGACTGGTGCAATCTTGTCTTCTACAGACTTTACCACGGTTTCTGCAAGGTCAAATACATGGCGAACAAGCTCAAAGTCACGCTTGACTGAGAACTCCTTGTAGGATTGGTCTGCCTTTAACTCGTAAAGGAATACAATCTCGTTGATTGGCTCACCATCTTCGCCTACATACCCCATGCGGTTCATTAGCTCTAGATATACCTGACCCTGCAGGATGTGAGGGCCAAAAGGTTTACGAACTAATCCCCAAGCTTTCATGAAGTCTCCATTAGATTCCTGCATTAGAGAAGGAGCTTCATTACGGATAGTTCCTGGACCAATTGATTTAATTTCAATCAGAGTGTCATTACCAATGCCTTTAATCCAACCGTCAGTGTGCCCTGCAATACGTAGGTCATTATCAATCAAAGTTACCTCACGATATTCCATGGTGTTTTTGTCGCACTGTGGGCACTTAACTGGTCCAGTACCAAATAGGCTAAATAGACAGGAGGTACAGGTAAAGCGACCATGTAGTACACCCATCTCTTGGAACCAGTTCTGCCACTTAGCGTGAATGGCATGGCCCTCATCAAAGATAGACTGCAAGCGCAGGTTAGGCTTCTCAGCAATCTTGGTGTGCCCGCTTAGTAGGAAATAGGATGCACGACGACAGAAGCTAGGTTTAATAATTTCTGATGGGTGCAGCACGGTTGTGCTTCGGTCTCCTACTGGACGCTTTTGTAGGTGACGCTCTAGGTCACCCAGCAAACGAGATGGGGCCTTCTTAGCATCAAGGAACTTCCATAGGTCCGACTTATTTGTAACGCTCATTTATTTACCTTTCGTTTTTGACTGAAGAATATAGTCCTTCAGGGTCATGCTAGCTTTATGTTGTCGTTGCCACTTGCGTACAAGTGCGTTTCTTTCACGGTGACTTAGGCCTCCCCAAATTCCGTGACTTTCATCTGAGTCTACTGCATACCACAGACATTTATTTCTAACAGGACAAGGAGCAGTCTCAGCTGTTCCTAGACAGTACTCCTTTGCCTTGTCTGCAGTTTCCTTATAAAGAACTTTATCTCTTGGTGGAAAAAATATATCAGGGTTAGGTAGATTTAAGCAAGCTGAGTCATCCATCCATGACACATCTTTTTGTCCGTAAAGACTATTCAGGTCCATGAAGTTTATCCCACAGTTCTAAGAAGTCAGTCTCCATAAGAATGACATAGTCTTCGCCATCTAGATGAATACCAAAAACAGGTAGTCGCCCATCCATAATGGCTTCATTTGTAATCTTTTTTAGTTCCTTTGAACTGATTGTTTTGCTTAGCTTGCCTGTCCACTTATGTTCTATAAGAAGTGTAGTGCTTCTAACATCTCCTTTACGGGACCAGAAGGCCCCAGAAGCAGCAGTGGTTTGCCCTCCGACTGCCTTGGCGAGACGCTTCTCGTGCTTCTGAGACTGCTTCTGTCCTTCGCTTTTCACTCTTCCGATACTCCTACAAAGGAATCTGGAGTGGAAAGTACCTTCTGGCGCAGCTCTTCAAAGAAGTCTGGTTCTTCTCTAAGTGAGTTAACCAGGTTTTCCTGACCCTGCCACTTGCGTTCGCCGTAATAAATCCAACCACCCTTGCGGTCTACTATCTGCTTTACAATAGCCATGGCTGCAACTTCTTTAGAAGTGTCATAGTCTCCTGCTTCATAAATGCTGTGGCTAGCAAAGTAGTAATCAATATAGGCAACCTGTGATGGTGGGGCTGTCTTGTTCTTTAGATTACGAATCTTGATACGCTGTCCTACACGCGTTTTGTTTACGCCTGTACCTGCTTCAATCCATTCGTCACGACGAACCTCAGAGCGAGTAAAGTATGCGTAGTCTTTACCTTGACCACCTGGAGTAGTGCGTGGGTCTCCATGCATTACACCAATCTTCATGCGGTACTGATTGATAATGATGCCTAGAATAGGTCGCTCGTTCTCAACAAGGCTGCGTTTCATAGCAGCTCCAGCTTTACGGAAGAACTTGTTAGTGATTAGAGCTCCACGACCAACGGTCATTTCATCCATGCTCTTTTCATCTTCTGGCCCAGGAACTAGGGCAGGAAGAGAATCAATAACGATAGCGTCAACTGACTTTGATTCAGCAAAAGCAAGAACCGCATCATAAGCTTCCTCCATAATATTAGTTTCAATTACAATGACTCGGGAGATGTCCACCCCACACATTGCAGCGTACTCAGGTACCCACTGCTCAGCGGCTACCCAAACAGCAGTAAACTCAGGGTCTAGTGCTTGGTTTGCGGCAATGGTTTTGAGAGCAATCGCTGTCTTACCATGCGACGGCTCACCCACGAGCTCGTTCCACTGGTTAGTAGGAAAGCCACCACCCAGAATGTAATCAAAAGTAGTAGAACCAGTAGTAACACGTTGAATGAGGTCACTTCTAATATCCTCTCCTAGAACAACAACGTTTTCTCCAAAGCGCTTATTAATCTGCGCCATAATCTTTCGGGCTTCAGCATTAATCATTTTGGTCCTTCTTTCGTAGTTCGTTTCGTAGTCGTTCGTTAGTTGCAATAGACCATACAAGTCCTATACCCAGTATTACAATAATGGCGGTAAGCATTACTGCGCCAAAAACATCTTCAATGCTATACACGTGAGTTCTCCAAGACATCATAGACAGATAGCCAAGTAGCATTGCCACTTACGTCATGAGCCCAGAAGCCTGCAATGTCATTACGTTTCTCTAGGATTCCATAAGACACAAGAGTGTCAGTCATTGCTGTACGTGCTTGAATCCATGCCTGTTCTTTAATTGATTCGATTTGTGATGTGGTTAGTGATTCCATTTGTATTCCTTTCGTTTATTTGTTATAACTTTTGTCCGTTGGGTCCGTAGCCGTCTGGCATTGGATTAAACCCACTGGTTCCGCTGTTACCGTGCGCTGGTTTCGCCGCTCCTTGAACGTGTGCACCAGCGAGGCCACCGAAACGTGAACCAGATTGTTGTACGGGATAGCCGCAGTCGTAACAACGGAGTGCCGTTTGAGCTGAAGCAGAAAAGTAATTGCCCGACCCGCAGTCAGGGCAAGAAGCGCTTTGTTTAGCAGATTGCGCTTTGGTTTGGTCAACTTGTGGTTGAAACGAAGGCATCGCCTGCATTGGTTGCAGAGAAGGAGGCATGGCAGGGCTAGGGTCTGGTCTCCCCTGTTGTGCAGGTGGTTGGCCAATTTGTTGAGCTAGTTTTTCTGCCCACCAATTTGCATTGTTCATTTATCGGCTCCTTGAATTAACGCTGCCAGTGCTAACCCCATAAAAAGTATCCACCAAAATGTTACAAAGCTCATTTTAGTAGTCCTTCTGGAAGAGTTACGCTACAGTCGGGATGTACCCAACCCTCACTAAACTCATCGTACACTATTTCTTCTCCTACTGCAATAGCGTTAAGGCACGCCTTGCATTCTCCTTTAAACTTAGACTTCATCGTGTCTCCTCTACTGTCACTGTTGGTTCTACAAACTCAAACTCGGTTCGTACACCATTCTTTTCACAGTGTTCTTTCCAGTCTAATACGACATCTACTTGATATTCAAACCAGGAAGTCCATTTAAACGCTTGCCATTCTCCTACACGGTCATCACCTGGAAACCAGGCGTCTAGGTATTTAACAGCAATAAAGTATGTAAAAGGCTTCTTCTTATTACGTCGAGTAAAGGTCGCACCGTCTGGAAGAGTAGCTGTATGAAAGAACGTGCTCATCGTTTTTTCTTTCTCTTAGGAACTTCAAGCAATCCCATATCAACTAGCTGCGACACAGACCCCAGTAGTGCAGAGACTGCCAACTTTGTCATCATGTTTTTGCTATCCCACCAAATATCATCAGGAAGGTCTTGTAATTCTTTTGGAGCTTGGCTTCTTTGATACTCCGTTGCTCCTTCAGCTAAAGCGTGAGCATGAGCATAAAGCATAGGTACCAGGTAGGAAATCTTTTCTGTACGCTTGTCGCTTTCTTCTTCTTCTTTTTCTGCTATCTCATCGCTAATGGCACTGCAGCCAAGGATGACGCTTAGCTCGTGACCGTTCTGTACTTGAGAGTCTAAAATAAACCCACGAAGTCTTGCAGTAACTTCCGCAATGCTGAGATTATTCTTTTTCTTTTTCTTACGTATCATGGGTGAACCTCACAGTTTGTAATGGCTTCGTTCTCTGTAGTGTATTGGTCCCAGCAGTTTTTGGGTTGTTGGAGGAGGTTAAAGATAACCACGCCAAGCATTAATGCTACTGATATCAAAAGAAGAATAACTTTATATGGCATTACTTTGCTTCACCCCATTTATCTACAATCTTTACATCGGCAATTAAGGGTACAGTCATTGCTTTAAGAGTAATCCCCTCCATTGATTTGCGAATAGCCTCTGCTGCTTCTACAGCGCGGTCTTCGGGAGCAATAGTAACAAGTTCGTCATGCACGGTTAGAACAACATTGATGTCAGGCTCATTAATGAAACAAGAATGCGCACGAACCAAAGCCAACTTCATGATGTCAGCAGCTGAGCCCTGAATCATAGTGTTGAAAGCCTGACGTTCTGCACGAGCTAAAAGACCTCTGTCTTGAAGTTTAAGGTCAGGTATATAGCGACGTCGACCGAACAGTGTTTCAACAAAAGGTATTGGTCCAGACTCTTTGGCTTGACGGACAACTTTAGCTTTGTATTTAGGAATAGATGAGAACTCTTTTTCAAATCGAGCAAGCAAGTCCTTTGCTTCCTTTACCGAACAGCCAATGCTTGCAGCAATCTTGTCAGGACCTACACCGTAGGAGATTGCTAGAACAAGAACCTTACCTGCTTGACGGTTTACATTCATACGGTCACCGATGGTGGTGTATATGTCGCCGCCTGTGCGATAGTTCTCCATAAGAATTGGGTCTGCAGAGAAGGACGCAATAACACGCGGTTCAATCTGGGAATAGTCAGCAACAACTAACTTATGTCCTGGAGGTGCAACAAACAGGTTACGAACAAGTTTGCCGTAGTCTCCAGATGAAGGGATGTTCTGTAGGTTTGGCTCGGATGAAGAGAAGCGACCTGTTTCAGCACCATGGCTTTTAAAGTTAGTGTGGACTCGGCCATTGATAAGGAGGCTATCACGCTGTACTAAAGTCTTCTTACCGTTTGTCTCTCGCTCTACCATCCCCCCTGCATAAGGAGTGACGTAAGTAGTCATCAACTTGTTCAAGTCCTGGTATTCCAGAAGGGCATCGACAAGGTCATCTTTGCCACGATAGTATTCCAGAGCCTCTGCTGAGCAGGAGAAATGAGAAGCAGTAAGTTCTTCTCCAGCTTTTTGTGCTTCAAATCCTTTGGTAGTTAAGACGTTCTTAAACTTGGTATTAGGAACAAGGCGTGGCTTACCTCCTTCAGTTTGAGGAGTAAACAAAAGCTTCTGCTTTGCTGGGACTGAGTTGATGGCAAACGCTTCTCCTGCAATACGAAACGCCTTAGCCTTGGCCTCTTCTTTGTCTTCGCCAATCTTGGCGTCAAGGTTACCTAGCTCTTCCATGTCAATGTACGCACCAGTAAGCTCCATGTCACATAAAGCAGCAGTCACGTCCATCTCGAGTTTCCAAACCTTGTTTAGGTTCCCAGTAATCTTTGGAGCCAAAGACTTGTATAACTTCCAGGTGACCTCAGCGTCTATGCCTGAGTATTTTGCTACGTCAGAGAAGGAGTGTAAGGCAACATTTTCTCCTACACCTTTTTCTACATCAATGTTTAGTTCACGCTTGACGCAAGCAGCTAGATTTAATGCGTTCTTGTTTAGGTTGTTTATTACAAATGACGCGGTTAGTGTGTCAAAGTATGGCTTTGATGGAACTTGTCCACCGTAGTATTTGGCTACAGATTTAAGGTCAAACTTTGCATTGTGTGCAATCTTTAACTTGTCGCTAAACATCAATGGTTTAATTGCTGCAAATACCTGCGCTGGAGTTAGCTGGGAGGGTGCCTCGCCAAACATAGCTACCCACTTACGCATATCTTTTGAGTAATGTGAGTCAAGAATTGGCTTGCCTTCTTCAACACGGCGTTGGCCCTGTAGTAGTAGTGGCTTCTCCCAAGATTCAAACTCACCATTAGGGTGACCCATAGGAATAACGTCGACACGGTCGTCAGTAGCAAAAGAAATCCAACAGACATCGTTGATGACTGGGTATAGGCGATTCTCTCCAATGGTTTCTGTGTCCCATGCAAAAGAATCTACTTTGGAGTAGTACTCTACAAAGTCTTTGAGTTGTTGCTCAGTAGTAATAATGTTCATTGTTGCCCCTTTAGAGATAAGTATAGGGAGCCAGGAACGAAAGGGGGAGGAAAGTCCTGGCTCCCTATACTAGATGAGTTGGTTAGGAAACGAGCTGTCGCGCAACCTTCAGCAGTTCTTCGCGAGGGCTCACATAAACTACTGATTCGTCATACTTGACAGAGGCAGACGCGATGTCTTCAATCTGCTCGGCATCTAGTTCCCACTCATCCGCAAGGTCGCTAGCACGAACACGGTCAAGCGTGTAAGAAGTGCTAGGTCCTGAGCCTTGACGAGAAATTGCCCAGTAGTACTTGGTCAAAGGTCCACGGCGTGGGTCCTCATTCGCAGCCTGTAGCTGGCGACCAAGAACGGTTGCAGCAGTCAGGATTTGTACAGTTGGCTCTTCCTCAGAAAGGTTGAGAATGTTGAAAGCAAACTTAGCGCGTGGCTTTTCATTTGCGATAGTACACAACGGGCAGTCAGCACCAAGACATACGAATGAACGCTTGCCTTCAGTGATGCGGTCTACCCAGTGCTGCTCGTAAATGGCGAACGGGGCGTCCTCCAAGAAGCGTACGAGCTGTGGCTGGTCACCAATCTTAAAGTCTGAAGCGTACTCGCTTGACTTTTCCTTTGGCTTTAGTTTGGCAGCAGCAGCATCCCATCCAGACTGGACAGTAGTACCGTGCTTTGGTTTGGCCTCGACAGAGTCTACATCGTAGTCGTCTGCGTCAACGGCAGGGTTGTTAATAGCCATGAGGCTATCCTTTCGGTAGTGAGGTCTTTCGACTCTCGGTTGGTAATGAGGCCATACGGCTCTCAGTTTCCTAAAGACTCTTTCCAACGCACAACAAGTGCTTCAGTCAAATCTTCAAGATGACTCCACTCTACACGAGCAGAGCCAAGAAGTCCACGCTTTGCGAACTCCTCGATTGTGATTTCAATTAGCTCACGAGTATATACTCGATTGCCATTTACTTTCTTCCCGTTTAAATTTTTTGAACGTAAACGGTAGGGAGCGATTGGCAGGTAGCCTTTCTTTTCCCAGAGGCGAATGGTAACAATCTTCTTATCCAAAGCAACTGCTAGAGCTGAGATGGTAAAGACTTCTGTTTCCACTCCCTTGAGAGTCTTAAGAATTGGATTTGCATCCCATCCGTTAGACTCACCAAGAATTTGTCTGCGACGTTTATCTGATTTCTCAGAAGGTTCGCGACGCTTTTGCTTTGAACCAGGTGCGAAGTCAAGACCCTCAAATGCTTTGAGGATTTCATCTTCGCCACGTAGTCCAGCCACAATTACTTCTTAAGTGTTCTTAATGCCCATGTTACAGTAACAGGGAACATTTCGTCAAGTTGCTCTTCGGTTATCTTACCTTCGTAGTAAGCAGCCATCAAAGCATCCTCGTTAATAACGCGCTTCATCTCATACACTTCATCAGATAGAGCAGCAGTTTCAATGATACCGTCTGCTACTAACTCATTAAGTTTACGTGTAGTGCGACGCTGTTTCTCTAGACGAACAACGCCGTCTGCGTCAAACCCAAGGTCAAGTTGAATGTTGCCCTTGTTGTCTTCTTCACCATTTTGGTCAAGCTGCTCAAAAAGTTTCTCACGAAGTTCTTTTTGACGAGCCTCTAGAATTTCCATTGTGCTCTTAAGTTTTACAAACTCACGAACCTGAGTTGCAAAATCGTTAGGGTCGCTAAAGCGAGTGCCTTCTTCTGGAATGATATTTGCCATTTGTTTCCTCCTAAATTAACTTTGTTGTTAAAAATTCTAACAGACTTCCGACCGTTAAGTCAACTCCGCCTCTAGAATTAATTCCAGAACCATCAAGGATTGCTCCTGCAATGTTTCCTTTCTGTTTGAGCATATCATATTGACGCTGCTCAATCGAATCCTTGACAAGTATATCTTGGATAGTGATTTGAGGCCACTCTGATGATGCTCTATTGATTCTACCATTACGTTGCACTGCAAGTCCAGAGCTCCATGGCTGGTCATAGTTTACCAAAAGATTAGCTTGAGGCAAATCAACACCGTAACCACCTGCGTCGGAACTAACCAGTACGCGAACATCAGCTGTCGTTTGAAATCTGACTTTGGCTTCTTCTTTTTGTTTAGCATTCATTTCTCCTGTATATCCTACTGCTTGTACTCCCGATAACGCAAGTCGGTCAACAATTTGACTAACGGAATCAAGGTAAGAAGAGAATACTACTGCTTTGTAGGAGCTGTCAATATCTAGGTGCTCTTTTAAGTAAGAGATAGCGGCATCAAGCTTAGGGGTTTTAGCTACGCCTTCAAGAAGCTCTCCTAAGGAGTGGATGTATGCGCTTCCTTTACCCGTATGTTCTTCAAAGTTTTTATAGCTTGCCTGGAGAACTGAGGGGTTAGAACAAAGCATTCTCATGGCCCCAATTCTTGACATAATTTGCCCCCGTAGTTCATTTGCAGGGTCGCCTGGGTCAAAAGATTGTCCGTAGTGAGCAGCTAAGTTAAACCCTGTCCCAAAGGCCTCACGCGCCTCTAGGAGGACTTGGTGTAAGTCAGTGGCAATGTAGTCGTACAGTTTCTTTGAGCCCCTGTCTAGGGGTATTAACAGCGGTTCTCGGTACACTGCGTCAGGTAGATACGGCTTAACATCTTCGTCTTTCTGGGACTTACGAACGGTGTACTCTTGTAATACTTTGTGCAGTGTAGGAAGGTTTCTGTAACGGTCTACGCCACCATAGTGGTTACGAACTATAAACGTCTTATCAAATAGGTCAAACCTGCCTAGGGCTTTTGGTTCAACAAACTGCATGATGGAGAACACCTCTTCAGGCCTGCCGTTTTCAACTGGAGTTCCTGTTAGAGCAAACCTAATCGGCACACTCTTAGCAAGCTCCTTTACTTTCTTTGCTCGCTTGGCCCTGAATCCTTTAATAGCGGTAGCTTCGTCGCAAACAATAGCATCAAAAGAAAAAGTTTTAATAGCATCCCAGTCATTCACCACCTGTTCGTAGTTCATAATAATGTAGTCGTAATTTTTAGCGTCTTTATACTGAGCGGTTCTTTGGGTTGCTGTGCCGTCGATTACTATCGCGGTCTTGTCAGAGAATTTAGATATCTCTTTTTGCCACTGGTACTTTAGGCTGGCAAGGCAAAGGACTAATGTCCTCTTAGGAGCAAGCTCTTCAATAGCAGAAATGGTCATAGGAGTTTTTCCTAGACCCATCTCGTACGCTACGAGAATCCTTTGTTTCTCCACCATTTTTTCAACGGCTTTGACTTGATACGGTTTGAGTGTGCCTTTAAACATATGCCTGTTCACCAAGTATGGACGATTGTGCGTTTTGAATTCCCCATGCGATTTCCTCGTCGGTCATCTCTCCTGGGTCTTTCTTACCACTACTACCATAGTTGAAATAGAACAGATTTAAAGCGTATTTACGGCCCCACTCGAGCATTTCTTTAGATGCTTTGGCTCCAGCTTTATCTAGTTTAGGGTTATCAAACGCACAAATAATCTTCTCTGAGTAGCGAAGGAGCTTTATCTGTTCCTCTGATATTGAGGAGCCACAGACTGCTACCGCACCAGGAATGCCAGCAGCATGAATCCGCAGGCAATCAAGAGGAGACTCAACAACAATTGCTGTATGTTCATTTTGGTTCTCGATTCCAAATAGTGTTTTAGAACGCTGGAGTCCAGTTGGACGATTAAAGAAGGTACGGTGTACTGTTCCTTTTTCCTGCCAGCCCAGGAGTTTATTAAAGTGGGGCTCTCTTAAAGGAAGAATCCACGTTGACTTTTTTGAATCCCACATAACTCCGTAGGCAGTTGCAGCTACTGCAGTGAGTTCTCGTTTAGTAAGTTCCTCTTCAGGAGGCTCAACAAAAACTGCAAGGCGGGCCTCAGACATCTCTAGTGGTTTAGGAATCTCCTCTATACGTGTAGGAAGATTCTTAATCATCTCTACAAGTTTGTCTAAAGGAATAGAAGATACAGTGGCTAGCCAGTTCTGAGCAGCGTCGTAATCATATACGTAAGATTCTTTTACTCCCCAAGCCTGTTTGTAAAACTCATTTACATCACAGACTAACTGGACTAGGTTTCCTTTATACCCACAAGAAAAGCAGATGTGCATCCCAGTATCAAGATTGATATACCAAGAAGGAGAGTGGTCTTCTTTTCCCGTACGCACATGGTGCATTGGACAAAGAGCCTGAGCTTCATGGGCTCGCTCTGAGTAATCAATGCCTAGTGCGTCTAGAGCTGTAGGGACATCAAGAATCACTAGACCCCCCAAGTGGTGCAGTATTTGCACAGAGCCGCTTTAGACTCATCGTGGAAACAACCAGTGTCCCACTTCCAAGTAATTGCTGTTTCTGATGGAGGACAGTTACGAGACTGAACAATTTTAAGAAGACGAATCTCGTCATCTTCTTCAATTGGTTCAAGTCCTAGGATAACGTCAGAGTCCTGGAAGAAGGAGGATGAATAACCAATAGAGTCAGCAGAAACTTTGCCACCCTTCATCTTCCATAGAAGAGTCTGTGTAGTAATGATTACTGGAATGTCCAGCGACTGGGCAACACGCTTAAGACCACGCGTAATATTTGTCAAAGCCTGCGGAGTGTTGGCGTCACCAGTTACTTGGTCAAGCATCAGGTACACACCATCAACAAATAGAATGTCTGGTTTCAACTGCTCTGCCTTAGCTACCAACGAGTCAATAGTCAAACCATTCACAGCGTCTACTAGGTGAAATGGGTTTGCGGTCTTCATGTAGTCAAGCAAATCTAAGTAGCGGTCTTCTTCAGCTGCCTGAAGTTTTCCACGACGTAGGCGATTGCTAGATATGTGCGCTCTCATGGCATCTGAACGCTGAGACTGCTCATGGTTGTTCATCTCAAAGGACTGGAACATCGGAATGTACCCAGCCTCATGAACGTTGTTTGCAATACGTAAGGCAATCTGTGACTTACCTGTCTTAGGTGGAGCAATCAACGTAATTAATTGGCCGCCTTGAAGACCTGCAGTAGCTTCATCAATCTTCTCAAAGCCTGTAGGAATACCTAATAGTTTTTGATTCTGAATGTTCTGGTACTGCTCCCAGCGCTTGTCGGGGTCTTTAGCTAGGTCAACATGCGTTGTTCCAATTACGCCTTGCTCGTTAACAATTGAGATAGCCTTACCCATTTCAGTAAGAGCACCTTCATGGTCGTTCATCTGCATCTTTGTAAGCACAGCTTCTGCACCACCACGAGTCAGCTTGTTACGGCGGAACTCAACCATCTTGTCAATAAGATACTCAAGATTATCCTTTACGGGAAAGGGCTTGAAGTTTGGAAAATTATCATTGACTGCAACGTCTGATGGAACCTCACGGTAAGTCGTATAGTGCTCTCGAACAAACTTCCAGACACGGCGTAGGTCGTCGTCTACAAACCAGTCATCCTTGATGCCTCGTTCAATGACTGGAATAATATTTCGTTCAGTTATTACCTTGCTGACCAAGCGGTATTCATTATCGAATGCCATTGTTTCCTCCTATAAGTTATTCAGTTCGATTCCATAAGAACCGTATCGTGCAACTCGCTCACGCAAATCTACCACACCTTTTAGATTATTTCTGTAAGGTAGTTCGGAAATAAAATCATCGATGTCATTGTATAGCTCTGCGTAGTTAAATGGATTGCCACCTCGTCGCTCAAGTCTTTCCATAAGTTCTTCCAAAAGTTCTTGAGTCCAAAGCTCGTCTTTAAATGCAGCTAGTTCAACTGACAGCCCATACTTCATGGAGAGTGTCCATAGATGGGATAGCTCCATGTTATTTAACTTTAGTACTTGTCGCTCTGTAGTACTGCGAAGAAAGCTCTTGCGAGTCTCTCCGATTTCCGACGTTGCAACTACGTCTATATTGACGATGATGCGTGGCGGGCTCTCATTTGAGATGTCCCCGCCTTTCACTCTCCTAAAACCTTTACCTTGCCGTACTTCAGTATGAAGTCTCGGAAGTTATCTGGGTCTGACAAAGCATTAAAAGCTTCTTCGTCCTCTACATACTCAGGAACAGCAATTGTGTAGTGACCAAAGTTCTCATCCATCTCTTTACGAACTATTTGAGCATGAGGGCAGCCACCACGTTTGGAGAATAGCGCGCAGGTGCAGCGAACTTTCTTACGGTTCTCGTGGTCGATTTCAACCTCTGAGATACCCTCTTCACCAATAAAGAACTGGATGGTACGCCACTCAATTTCCATGTCTAAATCTTTCATTATTTTCTTAGGTCCTTTCCCGTAACCTCGACGCGTCGGAACGCCTCATAAACAAAGCTACCCATTGCAGCTCCGTACTTTGTCTTCCACTTGTCACGCTCTACGTTTGTAGTAATGATAGTTGGTAGACCTTTATCGTATCGCGAACGAAGGATTTCGTCAAACGAAGTGTCCTCGTACTTAGTGCCATACTCCTTACCAAGGTCGTCAAGGACTAGAACGCGAACGTTCATCCAGTCCTCGGTAGCACGACCGTGGAAGCCTTCCATCTCTAAGAACATGTTCTTCTTAGCGTCAGGGTCTGCATCAATCAACGCTTTTTTACGTGACAAAAACTCAGGGTATGTCATGTAATAAATAGGGCGTGCTTGAGACCCAAGGGTGTCTCCCTTGTAGTTAAATATTTTACGTATAGATGCTTCATCATCTGGCAGACGACGGATAAGCTCCATCATTGCCACTACTGCATGAGTGGTCTTTCCTAAACCTGGCTCACCGTCAAACAAAAGCCCAACTCCAGTGGTTCCTAAGCCACCCAGACGTTGAATAACTTTGCCGCTGAGAACTTCCTCAATCCATTCTTCAATGTCAATTGGAAACTCGCCCTTTTTCTTGACAATATCTGTTGGTTCCATACCGATGAATCGACCAGGGATGTTTGCCCCGCTGAGAATCCAGTGTCGTTCCATGTAAGGAATTATTTTGATGTCGTACATTTTTGCCCTCCTGTCTTGTAACTAGTTTACTGTAACTTTTCTTCCCAGCGCTCTAGGGCTGCTCGCCCTGGCATTGAGTTGTCAAACTTTCGTCCGTCTGAAGCATAAATATAACGCTCCATGATTGGTTCGTCAAGTTCCTCGTCTGTCTGACCCAAGTTTTCTTGTGCTTGCTTGCCGTGAGTAGCCAACATGCGAAGGAAAATCTTCCAAGCATTAGCTGGGTCTTTCTTAATCTCATGCAGACGGGTGTCGTCGTTCATGAGCATGTCAATGACCTGAATCTCAAACAGTGCGGTAGTGCCGCGTTCCTTACGGTACTTGCCTAGGATAGGCGCTAAACGGCTGATGTTCAGTAGCCCAGGAATACCGCGAATCTTGCCGTAGAGCTGCGATGCAAACTCTGAAGCTACGTCGTTTGGAGTCCACTCGTGCTGTGGACGTTGTGAACGAGTCTTAGGGTCACGCTTGCTTGCAGGCTTTTGTCGTTGTGAAGCGGGAACCTCACCATCGAGTAGCCCAAAGCCACCAATGTTGTCGTCATCTTGCCAGTTATTAACCATTTCTTTTTCCTCCTTCGGGGCGGAGCCCCATAAAGAATACGTAGTATTCTTTTCTTTAGTAAGTGTAGTACTAGTAGTACTTAGCTTAGTAGTAGTTAAGTCTACTTCACTAAGTGTGGATGTTTCCCGTGTGAGACATAGAAGTTTATAGCGGTTCTTATAAAGCTTACCGTAGTTACGTTTCGTACGTGAAACATCTACAAGACCGTGACCTTCAAGCGCAGTCATGTCACGCCAGAGAGTTGTACGGGACGAGCCAGTGAGTTCAGTAAGTTCTTCTTGAGTAAGGTTGACGTCTCCCCAACGGTCTACGTTGCGGAATAGCACAGCCAGCAGAAAGAACTCTCTTGGTGTCAGACCTTTGTCTAACACCTCATCAGGTATTTGCATGTTTCCCTATCGTCTATTGATAGGTTGAATGCTAACAGGTCGATTCAAAAGTTGCAAGGTGGCCAAGGAAAAAAAGGCCGCCGCAAGTCCTGCCACGATGAGAGTGGGGCCAATAAGGCCAAGAAGCCAACACGCAAGATAGCTGAGTGGCAGGGTGAGTGATAGCTTTATGATGCGAGGGTTTGCTAAGGTGGAGAGAATCTCCGTAACGTAACCCACCGCCATGCCCGAAATGATAATCGAAATTAATATGTCCATACGGACATGATACTACGAAATTCCAGAGTATTGTTGCGGACTTGCATCATTATCAATATATTCAATTGCCCAAGGAGTATTTATGGGCAAGAATCCAGTAATTCCCTGACGTAAACGACTTAATCTATAGCTAAGATTTGTGTACTTAATGGAAGAAGACGAGCTAGAATTAGCACTTCCCTTAGTCCATGCACATCCGCTGGAAGTCATTGTTCCATCAAAATAATCCGTAGCAACGTTTCCAATTTCAAGTTGAGCGGCGTCAATTTCAATGACCTGCCCTATTGAAGGGGTTATGCCTACATATAAAAAGTTATCGACTTTGTTGTCTGGAACCCACAAAGATAAGCTTACCCTTTGCCAATCAGTTGTTAATTTTAAAGTTTTAGCTGTAGAGACTGTGCCATCAACGCTGTCTAAATAGGCAAGTCCTAATCCATTAGGAATTACTAAAGGGTTAGTCGTAGTACCCGTATTGCTTCTGATGTAAATAGAGAACGTATACGTTTTATTTTTAGGAAGCTGGTTAGCACTTCCCACACCTACCTGTTGGTATATTTGAGGACTTGTTAACCCTGATACTATTCCTGTGACTTTAAATCTATAGGCACTAGTCCTAGCTCCTACAGGACCGTCGTACAGTGCCCCAACACCATTAGAAATTCTTTCTACTGTAACAGCAGCATTGTCCCAATTTCCACTACCTTCAAAAGAAGGATTATAAATATAGTTAGTTTTTGAAGGATTAAGAGACACGAGGACTCCCCTTGCTTCGGCATACGTAGGTCTAGCCTCATACTTACTTACAGTTCCACCTGAAACAAACGTATCTGCGATGTTAGAAAGCACAGTAAACCCAGTTTGTTTTCCTCTACCGTTGTAAGTAACTGTATTTACAGTAGCTCTAGAAAGGTTATAGGAAGTTGGGACAACTCCGCGAACAGATATTACGTCTCCTACTACGTAGGAATTTACTCCTTCGTAAGAGACTCTGGTTCCATCCCCTGACGCAAAAGTAACGGTTGAATACTTAGGCTCATAAAGCATGACCATATCAATCCAGTAAGTATTGGCAACACTAAACAAGAATTGAATAGTTGCATAGGCAGCCGTCATTGGGGCAATCCAAGAGGACTCGTATCTAACAAATGATGTAGTAACAGCTACGGAAGGACTAGTAGGAAACTCACCAGCAGCAGGTACTACTACTGTTCCTAAATTGTCGTACCAAGTTATAGTCGGGGAAATACTTCCACTAGAACCTGACCTCTTACCTTGGTAAGAAAGTTTGTAATTGACTCCACCAACAACAGGTATTCCCTTAGTTATAGGAGCTCCTGCACCTAAAGCAACAGCCGCATTAGAGGCAGTAGTAACTACCTTGGCTGAGTAGGTAGTATCAATAGCTGTTGCAATTGTATCACCTGTTTGACCTACTTCACCTGATACAGCAAAGTTCCAGTTATTGGGTGAACCACTTCCATTGAACTTGTCAACAGTAATTTCAAGAGTGCCACCATTAACATAGTTTGCAGAATCATTAGACTGTAAAGAAACTGCATCCCAAAACATACTTTCTGAACCGCTACCAGCACTAAAATTACGAAAAGTGACAATCGCATTTACAGCTCCAACTGGTGCATCAGCTGAAACAACTGCTCTAGTCCAAGAACTTGCATTTACTGCAAAATCTTCAGATTCAGAAGTACTGATAAGGGTATTTGAACTGTTATACCAGTCAATACGAATATGAACTTTAGTTGAATATGTTTCTGATTGAACATATGCTGAAACCAAATAACTATTACCTGCCGTTACAGCAGAATAAACAGTGCTATTAGCCCAATAATCAGCATTTCCAGTATTTGAAGAAACTTTTAGTGAACCAGCGCCTGAATATGCTCTGGAAGTTGACCTGCTGATAGAAGCATTTGAACCAAAAGTCCATCCAGAAGTATCAGTGTCAAAATTATTGTTTGTAATCGAATTTGAATTGCCGTTATACCAAAGATTTGCTGGGCCTTCCATGAAATATGTAGGTGTATCACGGGCGATAGCCCTAATACGCACACCAGCAATACCAGCAACAGGATTAGCTAAAACAAGAGGAAAAGTTTTTAACCCCGCCCCGATAGTGATAGTGCCGTTTGAAGTAGCACCTGTAGCACCTGTAGCAGTTGTTTGAGTAGCATCTACAGTGATGGTAGCTGTAGGTGTTGTGCCTGAGTAACTAGTTGGAATCCAATCTCCAACAGCATCCCCGTCTTTCCATCCTTGAATATCAAACGTACTGTTTTCATGGCCCAGTACTTTATTTCCAGATTCGGTTATAGTAGCTGAGTAGTTGGTGACATCTTGAACATAGTCCTGCAGTCCTTTTAAAGTTCCTTTACGAGCATAGTTTCTAATTGAATCTCGTACTAATCTTTT